ATGAAGCCTAAAAAAACCATCATGCGATTTACACTTTCAGCCGCAATACGCGAGAGCTTAGGCGATGGCACTCTAAATGCCTTTAACGACGAAATGGTCATGGCAATGAAGATTGTCAGAGACAGCCCACAACTAATGCTGGGTCACAATGCATTGATGTTCGTCTCGTGGGGGCAGTTGAGGCTTCGGGTTCGAGACGAACTCAGGAAGTGCACGACTGTAGAGGAAGCAGTAAACGTCTTCTCTGAGACTACCTGGTGCAATCCGAATGTGGGGTGGATGTCATGACGCGTCAACCCCCAGACTTCATGTTCTTACGCCTTCAATCCTTGCCGACTCCGTCATCTCTCGACTTCATTAATGAACAACTCGAAAAGCTCATCGGACGTGAGCTTCCCATACCATTCGTACCTACTGAAAAAGCCGAGGCCAAATCATGACCGAAGAAATACTACTGAAGGACGCCAAGGGGCGGTTCGTGCCTGAGCGCCTGGTGAAGCCCATCGACCTGGCGCGTGATGGCGTGGTGCGAGAGTTGCTCGAAAATGCTCGTCACATGTCTGATGAATTGGCGGCATTCAAGACGTTCGGCGCGGGTGAAATCGCGGCGTTCGTCTCGCTCTCCGCTGAGCAGTACGACGTACACATTGGCGGCAAGCGCGGGAACATTACGCTGCTCAGTTACGACGGCTGCCTCAAGGTCGTGCGACAGATTGCAGACCGTCTCACGTTCGATGAGCGTCTGCAGACAGCAAAGATACTCATCGACGAGTGTCTCAACGAGTGGACCAAGGACAGCGACGATAAGATCCGTCTTATCGTGCAGAACGCTTTCCAGGTGGACAAGTCCGGGCGCATCTCTACCGAGCGAGTACTCGGGCTGCGACGGATCCACATCACAGACCCCAAGTGGAAACGCGCCATGTCTGCTATCAGCGACTCGATCCAAGTGGAGTCGAGCACATCGTACATCCGCTTTTATGAGCGCGGTGATGTCGAGTCGCCCTGGATTCCGATCAGTTTAGACTTGGCCACCGTGGGGTCGGACTCATGAACGCGGTAGAACAATCCGAGCTGGTGCAGGACCTGCACACCGCTGGACACAGGTGTCACGACTTGGCCGAGATGGCCAAAAGCGACAAGCTCACGGGGGCACTCGCGTTCGAATTGGTGGGGCTGGTCACCGAGGCACTCTCGCGTTTGCCTATCCCGTTCCCAAAAGGGGATCTGCCCAACGCGAGTGATGTCCTCAGGGCGGCGGCGACTGCGACTACAGGACGAGAGAAGGAATATGGTCCAGCTCACGAGCACTTCAATAGCGTAGCCGTTTTCTGGAGCCTCATTCTGGGACGTGATGTGTGGCCTGAGCATGTGCCGCTCTGCATGATGGCGGTGAAATTGTCTCGCTTGGCACATGACCCCTCACACTTTGACTCCTTGGTGGACATCGCTGGCTATGCGTCGATTGCCGTTGAATCCAGTCAGCGGAGTACTCGATGAATCATCCACACATTCCCACAAAGGCGGCCTATTCGATGAAGCGCTCAATAGTTCTAGCTGTGGAACGCAAAGCCAACGGTGGTACCACGCTCACCAAGAGCGTGGCTTTTCGTGAACGCCTGCTGATTGTGGTCCGCAAAATTGGGGGCACCACGATGGCTGCGGCAGTAGCGGGTTGTACTGTGGATACCATACGCAATTGGCTCAAGGGACGTTCAGAGCCGAGCTTTCGAGATATTGCGCAGTTGTCTCTTGCTTCTCACAAGTCATTGGACTGGCTAGCATTCGGGTGGATCGCAAAATGAACCGCCGTGGCCTTCTCGCTCTCGTGCATTGCGCGAAAAAAGAACTCGGCCTCGATGATGTTGCGTACCGCGATGTCCTCGAGGCCATGACGGGCCACCGTAGCGCAGCCAACTGCTCGGATGGCCAACTAGGTCTCGTAGTGGACAGATTCAAGCAACGGGGCTGGCTGCCCAAAGGCGGCGGAAAGCAGAGCAAGAATCCGCAAGCGCGTAAAATATGGGCACAGTGGGGCGACCTCGAAAGAAGTGGAGCGCTACGTGCTCCTGGTCGCAAAAGTTTACGCTTGTTTTGTAAACGCTTGGTCGGAGTCGAGGACCCAGATTGGCTGACTTCTGCGCAAGCGCACACTGTCATCGAATCTCTAAAAACTTGGCAGGAACGTGTGAAACGCGCAACCAAGGCCGACAATGCCTAACCCATACTGGCCCGAAGGGCTTAGTCGCATTGCAGTCATCATAGGTGAAGCTGAGACCCTCGTCTTGGCGTCTTGCTACGGTGGGACTTCTGGCACCTATATTCCTGCGAAAGCCACGCCAGGGCATCCGTGGTCGAAGGTTCTTTCAGGCGACTCCTGGAAACTCATTTGTGCTGAGCTCGGGGGACAGCGAGTCGATCTGCCTCGTGGCTGTTTCATCAAACTCAAAAAAGTCATGATTCTGGACCTGAATGAGCAGGGACTGTCCCAACGAGACATCGCATTGCGTGCACGTGTGACCATGCGCTACGTTGGCCAGGTGCTCGCACTGGTGCGTGATGAGCGCCAGGTAGAGATGTTCCACTAAGAAGCACCCCCGAACTGTTCGGCCTGAGAAAGACGGTTCCGTGCACGCATAGTCCTGGGGTGCACAAGGTACTCGCTCTCTCAGTTGTCGCTTTTGCTAGCTCGGCCGCCGCTGTCGATGTCCCTTGGAACGTGTTCACGTTCTTTTTTTCATTTTGCGTAGGTGTTTACACTTGGTTGGGTAAACGCCAGGCGGTCGACCGAGCGATTGTGAACAAGCTCGAGAAGAGCGTAGCCGTCATCGAGGAGCGTATCCGCCATCTGCCCACTGCTGAGCAGATGAGCACGCTGACCGTGACGATAGCGGCGCAAACCGAGCAACTCAAAGCAGTCAACGGACACCTGAAGGGCTTAGAGCGTCGCACTGACCTGATGCAGTCATTTGTGGAGTCCAGAGGATGAGCGACTTTACAGAACACCTGGAAAAGGATCGTCGCCTCGTCATTCTGCGCGCTCTGACTGAAGAGCCGGACTACGCGCTCAACGAGTCGACAATTCAGTTTCTACTGAAGCAGTACGGGCATGGTGTCGGACGTGACCGAGTGCGGTTGGACATCAGTTGGCTCAGTGAGCAAAGTCTCGTGACCGTAGAAGACCTCGCAGGCAGAATGATGGTCGCGACAATCACGCAACGAGGCGTGGACGTCGCAAGCGGTAATTCGAGCAACGCTGGCGTCAAGCGTCCCGCGCCGGGGCGGTGACTTGATGGCAGCCAGAAAAAAACAAACGCGCCCGAAAGCATCAACTGTCGAGCAACTACCGTCAGAGATTCTCGACGAAATAAATCGTAGCCTGAACGACCGCACGCAAACTCAGACTGAGATTCTTGAGCGAGCAAACGCCCAGGGCGCGAACATCTCCGTCGGAGCAATGAACCGGCACTCACAGCGCCAGGCGAAGATTGCCGAAAATCTGCGTTTTGCGCGCGAGGCGTCGAAGAACGTATTCAAGGACCTGGAGGACGTGGACGGCGACGCTGGGCGCTTGGTGCTGGAGAGCGTGCAGTCGCTCTTGCTCGAGAGTTACATGCAATTTGCAGATAGTGACGATGCAACCCCCAAAGACCTGGTCAATCTGAGCGCTGCCGCGAAGAATATTCAGCACGGCCTTAAACTGAACGCAGAGACGAAGCAGAAGATTCGGGAAGAAGCGCGAAAAGAAGCTTTGCACGACGCTGCCGAACAAGCAGAAAAGACGGCCACGTCCAAAGGGATGAGCGCCACAACTGTCGACGCCATCAAACGCGACATCTTGGGGATCAAGTGATGGCCGCAAATAACGTGATCCATCTGACTCGTGACCAGTTGAGGTCGCGTCGCGCACGTGTCGTGCGGGCACGCACTATCAGCGTCAAGCGATTGACCAAGCGGGATCTAAAACTCGGCAGGGAACTATATCCGGACACTGGATATAGTCGCCCCAAGGTCCGGGGCGATTGCAAGTCCGGCGTGCGCCCATGTCCTTACGTCACCTGCAAGCACAACTTGTACTTGGACGTGTCTGAGAAGACGGGTTCGATCACGTTGAACTTTCCAGACCTCGAGGTCAGCGAGATGTCTGAGTCTTGCGTCTTGGATGTTTCCGACGCCAGCGGGCAAACGCTCGAATACGTCGCCCAACTCATGAACATCACGAGGGAGCGAGTGCGACAGGTTGAGGTGATTGCACTTGGAAAACTAGAGCAACCATTTGAGAGAATTTTATGAACCCGATGTCTGAAAGTCTAATTAACTGGGAACACTCTAGGAAGCGGAAGGAGCGAGAGCATCTCAGCAAGTGGGAACAGGTCAAACATTGGTTCGGGTTTCACGGAGCGGGAAATATTTGGTTCGTTTCCGTCAAGTGCGTTGATGGTCAAGCATGTGTGAGGTGCTTTGACGGGAAATTTGATTGTGAAACCTGTGTGAAGTGCGGGAAATTGTGGCAACTATAATGAATCAACAGCCTAAAGATATCGCCCTGTACCGCGCTCGCGCGCTGGAACTATTGGACTACGCTACGGATGAGGACCAAGGACGGTCGGAGTCCGATCTCCAGTACAAGCTCATCACCGAGGCTCGCGACACGGGCAAAGCCTATAGCTCGTGCGGAGACTTGGTGCATTGGATGCTCTACCGGCTTGGCGTGCGCGAGTACTTCGTCAATCGAGCAGAGCACCTGGGCTGGAAGATGGGGCGCAATATCTCGCTTCTAGCGTGGAAGTGCGCAGCTACTCGACGGCCTCGGAAGAATGAGAAGTACTCCGCTGGAGACATTCTTATGATTTGGAATGACGCTGGCGGAAAAGACGCGCATGTGTTCGTCGTGCGCGAGCACGTGGGGGACATTATTTACAGTGCGGACTATGGCCAGCCAGGTGGCGCGCGTCGTGGGCGCATGCTCCGCAATGGTTTTCTAGGCAACCGGAAGCTGCAGATAGTCATCCCGCTAGAAGACATTATTAGCAACGCACGTGCCGCTGGAAAACTGATCACTGATGATGAGAAGCTATTGGCGGAAGACAAAGCCGAGCAGTCAACACCCAATCCGCCAACCAGGAGACGCAATACGTTGCGGGTCGGCGATGAGGGGCAGCTGGTGAAGGTGTTGCAAGAATCGCTCAATCTTCTGATTGCAGATGATGACGTGCGGCTTGTCGTGGATGGCGACTTTGGTCCTAAGACCAGAGGCCGCGTGCGAGTATTTCAGCACAGCGTTAAACTCATCGCTGACGGTGTTGTTGGATCGAGAACGTGGACGGCTTTGGAGCAATGACCGCAGTCGCCCAACTCCCCAGTGTCCTATTGCCCTATCAGCAGGACTTGTTGCGGGCGACTGCGGCCAATGAGGTGGTTGTGGTCGAGAAATCTCGCCGCATCGGGTTTACGTGGGGCGTTGGTGCGGATGCGGTGCTCAGTGCGGGCACATCTCGCACGGATGGCGGGCAGGACGTCCTGTACATGGGCTACGAGCGCGAGATGACGCGAGAGTTCATCGACGTGTGCGCCATGTGGGCGACTCGCCTGGACCGAGCCTGTGGTGAAGTGAGTGAGTTCTTGTTTTACGATGAGCTAGCGGAGCGAGATATCAAGGCGTTTCGAATTGAGTTCGCTTCCGGGTTCAAGATCGTGGCGCTATGCTCGCGCCCCAGAGCGCTGCGAGGAAAGCAGGGTTACGTCATCCTGGACGAGGCCGCTTTTCACGATGACCTGGAAGAAGTCATCAAGGCAGCGGTCGCTCTGCTTATCTGGGGCGGCAAGTTGCTGGTCATCTCCACTCACAATGGGGCCGAGAATTCGTTCAATGAACTTGTGCAAGACATCCGTGCGGGCAAGGTGCCGTACAAATTGATCAAGGTGACATTCGGCGACGCATTAGAGCAGGGATTGTACAAACGGATCTGCTTGACCCAAGACAAAGAGTGGTCGGCAAAACTCGAGAAGGAATGGGAGAAGCTCATTCGTTCGAGATTTTTAGGCGACACGGCGGATGAAGAGCTGGACTGCATTGCGCGAAACTCAGGCGGAAAATATCTAAGTCGTGTGCTTTTGGAATCTCGTGCTGAGGATGCTCCTGTCGTGAGCTGGGCGCAGGATGATTCTTTCGTCGACCAATCGGACGAAGTGCGACTAGCCACTTGCTTGGAGTGGTGCACGGAGCACTTGCTACCCATCTTGCAGAAGCTACCCGCGGACTGTCGGCACTACCTGGGCGAAGACTTTGGGCGTTCGGGCGACCTGACTGTGTTGTGGATTTGTGCATTGTCTTCAGACCTGCGTCGCGTGTGCAAGTTGGTCATCGAACTGCGCAATATGCCATTCCGCGAACAAGAGACAATCCTCATATTTGTGGGCGAGCGCCTCCCGCGCTTCAGCGGTTGCGCGTTGGATGCGCGAGGCAATGGCCAGTATCTCGCAGAGCGAGCTCGCCAGAAGTTTGGATCGCACCGGGTCACAGAAGTCATGCTCACCGGCCCTTGGTACGCTGAGCAGTGGCCACGATTTCGCGCAGCCCTAGAGGACGACAAGGCCACTCTGCCTGCCAGCGCGGACATCGTGGATGACTTCCGCACGGTCGAAGTGGTGCAAGGCATACCTCGCATCGTTGCACGTACCTCCACCAAGGACGGACAAAGACATGGCGATAGCGCCATCGCGGCTTTGCTCTGTTTCTACTCGAGCGAACAACTGGATGCGGGCGAAGTTGTTGTGGAGGCAGTCTCACCCGCAAAATCACTCGCCGCTTTTGGCGACAACAGTATGGGCGGAGTTCCGCAGGAGTTTTACCAATGACAAAAGAATCCACGCTAAGAAAGTTCACAAGTCGCAAGTTTCTCATGGCTATTTCAACCGTCCTCATCGTCCTTTTCGAAGGAAGTGGAGTGGAAGAAAAAACCATCCTCGCTGCTCTCACTGGTATCTATATATTTGCGCAGGCCATCGTGGACCGGGCGGAACAAAGCAATGTTGGTGTCGTTGTTGTTGGAAACGCCCAGAATAAAGAAAGCGAGGAAGTCTCGTGAAGGGCTGGAAGATGTTCATTTTGGTCAGCATCAAAACGCTCTTGGTATTGTCGTTGACGGTGATGGCTATGAATGGGATCGGGGGCTGTGGCGTCCTTCAGTCCGCTACCGCTGCGGAGCACACGGGGGATTATGTCTACGACGCCACTGTGCTGGCATTGGTCGTGGTCGACCAAGCCGAAGCTTCCTACTTACGGTCTCTGACTGTTCCTACCCAAGAGCAATTAACGAAGGCACGTCGTCGCGTTGCGCGGTTGCGGGCTGTCAGAGATTCTCTTGAGATTATTGGGTCGACGCTCAATCAAGTGGACGCTCAACAGTTGCGACTAGTGCTGCGTGAGCTGCGGGGAATTGTGGAATCTCTCAAGCAAGTCGGTGGGCGGATACCGCCGGAAGTCGACAAAGCTCTTGAACGGGCCGAAAGTTGGACGGAGGTAAAGTCATGAATCAAGCGAAACTCGTCATCGAGTCTATCGCGCTGCTCGCACCTCTCATTGCGGACGTCGTTGCATATCTCAAGGGCGGGCCGAAGCCTGTATCGATTTCCAGTCTACCGGACACACTGCAGAGTGAAATTGAACTTAGACGCGCGGAGCAACGCGCAGAGGACGCCACCCAATGACAGATATGCCAAAGCCAGATATCAACGTCGAGGTTTCCGCCATCGGTGCGGATGACTTCGGCGCTGCCTATTCGGAGGAACTGCGCCTCTCTGGTGATGGCATCCTACAGACACGAGGTGGTGGCGACCTGGGGCTATACGAGCGTCTGCTGACGGACTGGCAGGTCAACTCGACCTGGCAACAGCGCCGCACTGCTATCGTGAGTCGTGAATGGGACGTCGAGCCTGGTGCTGATGACGCCTTGTCCATTCAGGCGGCCGAATACTTGAAGGAAGACCTCAAGAACCTCGACTTCGACCGTGTGTGCAAGAAGTCGTTGATGGCAGTGTTCTACGGGTTCACGGCAACAGAGTGCATGTACGGTAGAGATGGGACCAAGTTCCGGCTCACCGATATGCGAGTGCGCAAGTCCCGGCGATTTCGATTCGACAAGTATGGCGCCCTGCGTCTGGTTACGAAAAAGAATCCAACCGGCGTGGTGATGCCTGAGAATAAACTCTGGCTCTTCCAGGCCGGCAGTGATGATGACGATGACCCGTATGGGTTGGGTCTGGGTCATTATTTGTATTGGCCAGTGTGGCTGAAACGAAACGCTATCCGCTTCTGGGCTCTATTCGTCGAGCAAATGGCGCGAGGTCGATTTTCCGCGACCATACCTGCGGGGTCGTCTGCAGAAGTGCGCAAAGCAGTGCAGACAATGCTGAACAATTTGACCACTGGAGGCAGTGCAGTCATCTCCGACAATGTGGCGGTGGAATTATTTGAGGCGATGCGCAATTCTGGTGGGGACTACGCACTGTTCTGCAGGTACCTGGACGCGAGCATCAGCAAGATCATCTTGTCGCAGACGATGACCACCGACGATGGCGCATCTCTCAGCCAAGCCGAAGTACATTCGGGCGTGAAACTCGACGTTATCAAGACAGACGCAGATTTACAGTGCGAATCATTCAATCGTGGACCCGGTACATGGCTCACTAATTGGAACTTTCCTGGTGCCACACCGCCTAAAGTTTGGCGCAATTGCCGACCCGCCAAGGATACCAAAATTCAAGTTGAGCGGGACAAAGTGCTCCACGAAATAGGTTGGAGTCCCAAAGCTGAATACATTCAAGAAGAATATGGCGACGGTTTTGAGCCAATTACTACGAAAGCCCCCAAGGATGATGACGTCAACTTCTCTGAGCACGACTCGGAGGACGAATGGCGTCCTCTAATCACGCCTACCGTCGACGCATTGGACGCGTTGTTGGACGATTGCGAGAGTCTGGAGGAGGCACGCAACCGCCTGGGCGAGGTGGCTCAAACAAACCCCGATGCTCATGTACAGAATCTCGCGCGTGCAACGTTCGCGGCAGGGATTGCTGGGCGCATCGGCGCAAAAGAAGGGGATGTCGATGGTAGTAAATGAACCATTCTCTCTGCCCCCTGAGCAGGCCATTAAGTGGTTTGGCGAAAAAGGCTACGCGCTGTCATTCGACTGGCGCGACATGTGGGCGGATGCCCATGCTCGTGCATTTACCGTCGCGAAGGTGGCACAACTAGATGTGCTCGCCGATATTCGCGAGGCGGTAGATTCAGCGTTGACCAGCGGCGAAAGCTTGGGTGAATTCAAGAAACGGTTGAGGCCTGAGCTGCAGAAGAAGGGTTGGTGGGGCGAGAAGGAAGTCGTTGACCCAAAGACAGGTGAAGTCACGGTGGCTCAATTGGGTTCAGCTCACCGACTAAAAGTGATTTACGACACCAACCTGCGCACCGCACATGCCGCCGGAAAGTGGCAAAGGATCCAAGACAACGCCGTCCGCCGCCCCTACCTGCGATACGTCGCTCGACGCCCCGGTAAGAATCGCAGGGACGAACACCAAGGCTTCAACGACATCGTGCGACCCGTTGGGGATCCATTCTGGGACACACACTATGGGCCTAATGGTTGGGGCTGCCAATGCACCGTGCAACAGCTCAATGACCGTGACCTCACTCGCTACAAATTAAAGGTCAGCAAGCCCGTCAAACTGCAATATCGGTCCTACACAAACAAACGCACAGGCGAGGTGACTCGGGTGCCAAAAGGTATTGGCCCTGGGTGGGAGCACAATGTCGGGAAAGGGCGTGCTGGGCAGGCAGTGAAGGATATGCCCGTGCTCACACCATCTCAGAATTTCAAAGACTACGACCGCCCGCCAGCGGCGAAAATTGAAGAAAGAAAGGAGAGTCCGCCCCTCTTGAAACGCGCCCCAAAAGGCAAAGGAAAGTCACAGTTTGTGCGTGACAACTTTCGCTCAGTATTTGGTACAAACGAGAAAAAACAGAGCGTCGAAATTGCGGATCCGACAGGCGTCCAAGTGACATTCGATGAGCGAGTACTCCCTGCCCACATCGCTCGGGGCTCAGGACGAGAACAGTACCTACAGCATGCTCGAAATACAGTAGAAGACCCTCTGGAAATATGGCTGGTGCCACATCGTCTCAAGGACGGGAGTGTGGTCATCCGCCAACGCTATATTGGACTTCACAAGTCGAAAGATGGCACAGAGGATACTTAGTTGTTGTCGGCGCAAATGGCGCTTTCAACACAATGCCACACGACAGAATTGACACCGAACGAGTAGGCTATTTGCACTACGTCAAACCTTAATACCACGGTGACCTATCCCAACTGCCACTGGGTCGCCCTGACGTTGAGGGGTTGGGCCCTACGCCACGACTCTTGCCCGAATTTTCACCCGAACTAGCTGCCTCAGTATACCCCAAAATCAGGACCAAATTCCCCGTCAAGTAGGACCAGATTTTACAACCATCATCCGCGACAAATTCCGCTACAGATTGAAATTGTAGGAAATCTAGTGACCAGCAATAAAAACACGCCACAATCCACGCGCTCGCATTATTCCTGCGCAATGCGCTCAGATAGTTGTACTTTGTGAACAGTGACCAGCCAGCCCGTACCGAAACCAGCTAAGACCAGCTAAGTACCTGAAATCACGTAAAGGGTTTGGCCAAACCAGCCCATTATTTGCCGGATCCCAAAATTCGCAACAAATTCCAAAAACCTCCACGAAACTACGGTTAAACCCACACTTTCTCAGGAAAATCCCCGCGGTTCTGACTGGCCAAACTCATCATTTCCCTACAGTAGCAAGG